AGTTGATTTTTCGAAGCGCGAACCCAGGAGGGAAGGTGTCTAAAACAAGGTTGGAACGAACAAATGAGCTTACCCTGCTGGAAAGGGTTGGCATTAATGACAACCTTTACAACAGCGGTACCTCGAACAAGCTTATAACCCTGCAATTTGTTAGTCCATGTAGCCTTCGACTCCATAAGCTGTGAGACAGAAGCGGAAAACAGTTGGGTTTCAAAGGGTTGAGAAGTGGTCCAAACAAAATTGGTGAAAATCTGAGGCTTGGCCATGAAATCTGAAATCTGCTGCATATCAAATGGCTTAACACCTTTATATAGCTCAACCGAACGAGTGACAGTTTTATTCACAGCTCCATCATCCTGAAACGTAGTGGTACCATGAGTAGTTGTGATAGCACCTTGTTCATTAGTGGACAACATGGGTGCAGTAATATTTACAGAAGAAGTAGTATTAACATCGTGATTATTAACAGTATTATCGGAACTCGGTCCATTATTTGAAGTATTGGAAGCAAGTCATATTTACAACGCCTAATTTGACTCAACATAAGGCGAGGTGAACAGCCCTGGGTTTTGGTGTCTCTCCAAGGCACCCTGGGTAGTAAGACTAAATAGTCCACCTTTTTAAGTACATAAGCATATGAACAATCTATCCTGTTCTATCTCCCGATTGCCTAAGTTCAATATGTACAGACCAGTGTCGTTGGCGGCGCTCAATTTAATGTCGAGGAGAAGACGTAAGGAAGTTAGAAATTGGGCCCAAAGATGACATCACTTTTTCTGGCGACATCATATAGGGCATATGGAGAAGAATATTGATACTCACGGACAATGACAGGTGTCATTATCTTAGAAACCTCGTCAAACACTTTCTTTCCATGTCGCGCTAACTCAACGTACCAGCAGTCAAATCGAAGCTCAAGAGTCTGAGAATCAGAGCCAGATTTCTGCCAATTCAGAGTTTCTTTCAAAACCGACAAATCCAAAGGTGCATCATATCCTAATCCATTAAAACGAAAACCGCGCTTCAGGTATGCTATCTCTGACAGAGGCTTAATATTCACCAATTCACCAGTTTTCGCCTCATCAGTATATTCGTACCCAAACAACTCCGCCATAGTACCAGCAAGTGCTAAAGAACCTGCAAGTGTTGCATACTGCGGAGGAAAACCTGTAACATGATCATCACCAAAAGTGTTCCAGAAAAACTCACGCTGAATGACATCAGCAGGAACACCATTTTTCAGCCAACAGGAAACTAGCATAAGGCTATTGACATACGAATTCATAACTGCAGTGGCTGGTTGGCCTGAAGGGTTCTTACCATTAAACTCATACACGTTACCATTGCGATCAATGTGTATTGAGTTCACAATATCAAGGAAAAGAACTCTTCTCACAACCCTATCTTCTGCGGTTGAGGAGCACGCATAGAAAAGCTCAGCGCACTCCAAAAACTTGTAGTCAACTGCAGGAGCAAGTTTGCAATCAAAAGAAGCATAATCACCAGCTCCATGAACGTATTCTGATGAAGGGTGAAGGTACTCATGAAGTGCTGTCCATTCATCGCTTACCGGATTTATTCCAACAGAAATACCATTCTTGATCTTGTTTGCACAAATATGCCTGATAAAATCTCCAAAATACATCCTAATGGAGATAAGTAACTGAATTGGGCATGCCATGAATTGTCTCGTTTTGCCAGCCTCAACCTTTTTGATCGGTCTACGCTCATCTTTGAGACAATCCATATAAATGTGCTCGCTACGAACTCCCCTCTTCGCCTTGTTCACAACCTCCATAACCATCTCTCTTAAAGGAGCAATATCAGGAGAGGAAAAATCGACTTTACCAGCCGAACCAAGCCAAATCTTCTTTCCATTGCGAGTGTTCAAATTATGAGGGTAGCCCGCAGAAGTTCCACGGTCAATTGCGTTGCAATAATCAACACCGTCAACACCGGCAACAGCTTCCTCGAAAGACCACAACCTGGGCTCCCAAGGAGCGGGGACATTGTTTCGCAAAATCCTCTCATTGACAATAACGCTGGCT